TTCGTTATTTGTTTCTGACATATTGTCTCCTATAAATAAGAGAGTTTATTACAACTCTCTGTCATCAAACATTCATCAAAGGTTTGTAATAAAACCTCTTATCATTTCTTGCTTGTCTTTGTTGCTTTAGCTGCAAGTAAGCTTTCTATATGTTTTTTAGTTTCCATCAAATTATTAAAATCAAATGAGTTACCATTCATGCTGCGCCCTCCAGAGAGTACAGCAATTGTTGCTTCTATTTGAATATCAATTTTATCTAATGCTCTTTTTAGGTTATCTTCATTCATCATTCATCACCTTTAGTTTGTTGAACTTTATTGTCTTTTGCCATAATAGAGTTTTCTATATTGCTCATTACAGCGCCCTGACTTATTGCTAACTTATAAATAAACTCTCTGCGTTCTGTTTCGAAATGTTTTGTTTCTAACCATTCACGAAACAGTGCGTTAAGTATATCTTCTGTTACCATAGTCATAGTATCTTTAATTTCAGTACACTGATAACCCTTGTTAAGGACTCGTTGTGCATCATCATATGGCGATACTTTTTTAGGTTTGCCATTGTCTCCAGCTTTATAAGCTGGTTGTCTTTTATAATTACTCATCTGTCATCTCACATGTTTAAGTATTGGTCAATAGATATACTTTTGAATCCAAGTATTTGGAGTATACCTAAAGTTTTTAGAGCAGCTTCAGAACTTACAAGAATTTCCATGTCTTCGCTTTCTGATGCTAACTCTTTTATTCTATCAATAGCCTCCGCTATCAACATTGTTCTGTTGGGCATATTGTTGCTCCTGCATCATCTGTTGTTCTTGCATCATTCTTTCTTGCTCAGCTTCTATCTGTTCTGTTTCTTCAGTGTCTTGATATAAAGAAAGAAAATCAGATGGAGGTTGCGTTGGAACTTGTGCACCATCTTTTTGTGCTTTAACACTAAGCTCAGCCCATTCTCTATTAGAATCATCAGCTGCTTGCAACAATTGACGTTTATTGTCAATCTTTTTGTTATCAGCTTCTGCTTTAATTAAACTTATGTTGGCTTGTTTAGTTGCTAAATCAAGATCAATAGAAGCTTGTTGAGCATCATCATCTCGCTGTCTTTTCTCTTGTTTTCTTTGTTGAGCTTGTTGTTGTGCTTGTTGAAATTCTTGTGTAGATGGATCGTTCAAGAATCTTGTTGGGTCCATACCCATGTTCTTAAGAATGTCTACAGCTAAATTATAAGAAGACATTGGATTAATAAAAGCTTCTGAAGCCTCGCTTTGTGCCATCTGAGGTAACAACTGTGTTAGTTGTATAAGTTTCTCAGCCAAAGAAGAGTTTGAATTTTCTCCAATGTTTGCCTGTATATCTAAGTCCATATTGCCGGGCATCATTTGTAACTCTTGTGGAGTGAGTGAAGCGTACCCTTGGTCTGTCTTGTACATTGTAGGATTCTTAAGATTGCTTTTCATTTCTCTTAATACACCACGACATAAATCTTTAATGCCTGTCTCGACAAATCTACGTGCAATATGCTCAACTCTTATTTGTGCAGCGTTTTGCGCACCTGCCATTTTTTGCTCAGAGTTACCAGATACATATAACGTATCGTTTAAACCCATAGCAGTTTTACTTAAACCTGTAGACTGCTCTTTTTGTAGCCCCAGGAATTCTAACATCCCAGTTGTACCAGCACTCATTGGCTCTGGTTGAAGTTGTTGTACTGCTGCAGCTGGATTTCCGTTAGTAGGAATAATCTGCTTTGGTACGGGGTTTTGTAATGCTGAGAAATCAACAACATTAGGATCAGCAAGTGTTCTGCCGTAGTTACCAAAATACACATTCTCTACAAATCCTCTAAGGATAGCTGTAGTTGCTTGTGTTTGTGGGCGAGCCATATCAAGAAGTGACAACCCATAAAACTCATGAGGTATCTCAATAGGATTTAAAACTGCAACTGGAACATATGCAACATCATCTTCTTCTAAGATTGTGTTGCCTGCTTTAATAACATGTTTTAGTTCAGCTATACCATCACCGTCTCTGTCGGAACGAATCCAACACTCAACAACAGTAATACTTATATTAGCTTCATCTTCATCATCGTCATTATTAGTTACCCAGTTTTGTATTCCACCTGCATCTTTTCTTGCAAATGCTTCATACGAAAAACCAGAAGACCTAACAGTAGACTCTTCTCCAATCTCATCAAAATCGATGTTTTGATCTGACCATGTTCGTCTAATATCAGAGCGTGTCATTTCTGTAACAATACCAACAAAGGTTGCATCAATAACAGAAGAAGCAGCACGGTCAATCAAAAAAGATTCAGGCGGTATAGTGCGTAACTTTACTCCAGACTTATCAATCTTTCTGCGAAGTCTTACATCAACAAAAGAAAAATAACTAGTTCCGTCTGAATTAACTGTTGGTTCTTCAGCAACTAATAAATCACCAATAACTTCAACGTTTGAGTCAGAAAGAATTTGGTCTAATACACCTTCTTCAATTGTTTCGTATTCTTCAACAACATAATCATAATGTTCTTCCCAACCCCATGTAAGGGCACTATTACCAAACACAACTGCTGACTTTATCCACGTGGAAAGTTTCGACCATCCATCAGGATTTGAGTTGAATAGACAATAGTTGACAACATCCGATGCAATTTGTGAAGCTTTAACTGAAGCCATGTCATTGCTATACGGTGTAAATAAAGCCAACTTGTTGTTGTCTAATAATAATTTTGTTAATAGTGCGGTATATCCCTCGGCAATCTCTGCTGAGTCGGAGGATACAATTTTAGAAACACCTTGCGGTTTTAAATCGCCTTGTGCCTCTAAGCTCATTTCGTATACTGCATTTTCTCTACGTTTGCTTACATCTGATGAATTAGTATTGCCACCAGTAGCATTCCGCATGTGACGATCAATTGACTCTATCAACGCATCGTCATCAATCTTTTCGATTTCTGTTTTCATTCTCGCTCTCTATCTGTTTAATAAAATATTCATCGCCTTTCTAAAATCGTCTTGTACAAAACTTAGTTCTTTGTTTGGTCTATCTGCTGAAAATTCAACAGGGTTAAATTCGTAACCACCCGTTCCAAGACTTCTATCTTCTTTCATATATTGACCGCCTAACCTAGCAAATCTTTCAGAAACACTATTTAAATATGCTGCTGGTTCGTTTCTAATTTCGTATGCAAAGTTTGGATCAGCTCTACGTTGGTCTAATGGACCGCCAACATAATGTGTAGTGTAAGATGGTATCATTGCAGTTTCATATACATTCCCATCTTCATCTGTTGCATAAACTTGTGCACCACGAGGAGTTGTATATTGAGATGAAACTCTATTGTCGTAATCATCATCTGAAAGTGCTTGTGCAACCATTGGTGCAATTAACTCTTTTGCTTCACCAAGTCTATCATTTCTAGGATTGTTTATAAAAGCATCTTCTAAAGCTTTTTGTTGTATGTTTCTAGGGTCTAAAAAATAATGTCGTGCCATTTCTGTATTAATAAAATGATCTCTACTAGCTGGCGTCATTCCTATAGTTTGTCTTTCAAGGTCTTCCATTAAAGCACTTCTGTCAGTTTCAGACAAAGTAGTATAGTATTGATTTCTAGGTCCTCGTTTTTCCCAAGAATCTTTCATCATTTGAAATTCATAATCTCCATCTCTACCACCATAGCCAGTGATGCTTTTTGCGAGCTCATCTTCATAAACTTCTGGTGCAGCTAAATATCTAGAAAGTGGTGTTGCTGGTATTCTGTATCCAGATGAATTTGTTTGCCAATTATAATCTTCATACATTTCACTTCTTGACTTGCTAGAATTTGTTGGCAGCGAACCGGTTAATATACCTCGTTGATATTCACGGCTTGGGCTTTTTCCATACATCCCTTTTTTGTGGTCAGCAAAATGTGTATCAATATTATGCATATATTCATGTTCTGCTGTGTTTCCACCTTTAAAAAATGGAAACTTAGTAGAATCTGATATAGCTATTTTTCCTTCTCGCTCAAGGTCTCCTGCAGGAATAGTTGCGCCTTGATGTTGTGGTTCCCATGTATCAATACGAAGATTACGCCAATTAGGTAAATCACCAAAACTAATAGAGGCATCAAAAGGCATAACTTTGTCAGCAGGAACATCAAATATTTCAGAAGCGTTTCTAAAAAACTCGTTCCATGTTTCAGGCTGTTGTTCATCAAAACGTTTTACATTTTGTCCTAAAATAGGTTCGTATGCCATAAGTTCTCCTCACAGCCACTTAGTATCTGGCTGCTTATATAATGTATTCATCTCGCCCCAACTAAACGATTTGTTAGTTAAAGCGTGACCATGTGTTCTGTAAGCTTCACAAGCAATAGCAAGTGACATAACCATATCATCGTAATGCCCAGTAGAAGCTTCTGCTTTGCCAGACTCTGTAATAATGAAGTTTCTTAATTCTTCTAGCAAAATACTAGAAGGAATTGTAATGTCTTCATCTTCAATCATTCGTCTTAGATTAGATATGATTGGTGGTCTTGTAGACATAGTAGTCTTAAAACCTAAATGATTGACATTGTCACCAGCTGTGTTAGCTGTTTTCTTTTGTTGATATATGTTTGGATAGTTCATGCCAAACAATTGTTGTACTGTAGCTAAACCAATAGAGTTGCTCTCAGGACATACTAAAGCATTGTTATACCATCTGCCAAGATAGAATATCATTTTGCCGTAGCTTACTGGATCAATTCTATTGCTTCTATAAATTGCACATACTTCCCTGTCTTGATTTAAAACAGTAGCTACTGAGTAGTCACCTTTAACACCAAGAGCTACGTCAGC